ACCACCACCTTCGTGTGCAATAGGGTAATATCCAGACCAGCCTTCAACAGCTACAGCTATTCCAACTATTTTACTTCTGCCTGTAATAGAACCTGAGCCCATAGTTTTAAGATCAGGATCTTTAGTTTCTAAATCAATTGCGATCTCATCATATTTTAATAGATTAGGAAAATCTTGTGGAGGTAACCACTCAGTCTGTGGTTTAAATATCTGTTTCATAATCCCTCGCTATTATCATTTCTAAAAAATGTATCGCTTTCAATATGTCTTGCTTCTTTCCCTTATCACGATGACGTATTATGTATTTTATAGCACACCCCTCTGGGTATAGCAACTCATTCTCAACCACAAACTTGCTGGGTTGAATTTTATATTTTTGATAATGTGATCCTCCGTGTTGTTTATCCCATACTTTAGATGTCATATGCTTTTTTCCTTTGTGGTTCGATTATAAATAAATTGTTTTCTGTTCTTGTGCATGCAACATAAAATAGTCTGTGTGTATCATCTGGATTTTTTTCATAATCAATAAACGCTGCATTAGACAAGTCTGTTGTTACAACTACATTCTCTCTTTCATTACCTTTTACTCCATGTATTGTAGAAATACTTATTCTTGGGTTTCTAGTTAAATCTTCACCTGTCTTTATTAGTTTTGTTATTTTTTTTATATCTTCGTCGCCTAATTCATCTAGTGCCTCTTGCCAATCTGCTTCTGTTTGTAAACCATATTTTTCTTTTAAATCATCAATGCTATAGAACTGGTCCTTAACCATAGCTTTAAATAATTTCTTGTCCCAGTTTTTATTCATTTTATTAAATATTTTTTTACAATCGTTAAAATGCATGGGTATGCCTGTTTTTAATTCATCCCACTTCTGTATAATTTCATATATATTTTTAACTCTTGGTGTTGCTTTTCTTCTTTGCCAATACAATCCTTTCTCATCTAGTACATCACCTATATCACTTAACATATAGTTTGCTGTAGCTAACACTAACCATTCACCTTTTGTAAAATCTATTTCATGTAGACTTTGACAACGTCTTACAGATCCCTCTTTTTCTTTTGGATAATATTTTTTACTTACTCTGTTTTTAACTTTGTTAATAATTTTGTTCGCAAGTTCAAAAGGTTTTTGTGGAACCCTATGTGATTGTTCTAATATTTCTCTTGTGCCCTCTAAATTTATAAATGTATTTACGTGTGCACCATTCCATTTGTAAATACCCTGATCATCATCACCTGCAATAAAAGAATCTGTGGAAGACTCTTCTATTCTTCTAACTAACTTCCATTGTATCAAACTTAAATCTTGCGCTTCGTCTACAAACATAACTCTTAATTTTGGTGTGTCACCACCATGTAAAAATTTTTCTATCATGTCAGGAAAATCAACTAAACCATGTTCTGTTTTATATCTTTGTAATTCCTCTGATATAATTTTTAATTTGTTTAACGACACCTGTTGATTATCTGTAAGATGATAATATTTTACAGGATCTATTTCTTTTGATCTTGCTATATTTATTAATTGTATGTATGGATTTTTAGAATAAAATACACTGTCGTGATCTTCATCTTGTTGTGTGCCCTCTATTTCTAATCCCATTTTTTCTCCTAGCTCTTTGTAATGTTTTTCTTTCATGACTTGGTCTTTGCTTAAACCAATTTGATTAAAACAAAATGAATGTAGAGTTTGAAAGTATGGTAGATCATCTAATAGAGATAGTCTAAATTTAACTGCAGCTCTTTCTTTTCCTTCTATTGCAGCGTTCTTACTAAATGTAAAATATCCAATTTTATCAGGCTCTGTTGTCTCTAAAAATTTTTCTATATGTTGCAACAGAGTATGTGTTTTACCTGTGCCTGGTGGTCCGTATATTATTGTTCTCATTAATAGTTATCTTTCTTAAATGGTTTTGGCTTATATGTTTCTTCTTTTTTATCAAATCTAGATACAACAAATACAGATAGTTTGTGTTTTCCTACACGTTTAGTTGTACAGTTTAAATTATCTTTTAACATTTGTGATGTTCTTTGGTATGGCACCTTCCAATGTTTTCTTGAAAGATAGTTGTGAAAAAAGTTATCAAATACAAAATGGTGATAACCTTCTTTGGTATATGTACCACCATTTTTTAAATCTTCGTAATCGTCTTTTTGTATTCTATTTACACAATAATCTTCTAAATAATTTTTTAATATGTCTTTTGTGCCTGTGCCTTCTGCAGGTTCTGTTACCTCTGCATTTTCTAATAATATATTTGTAAGTTTTTTCCAATCGTTTGTTTTTAGAGTTGGTGGATTAAATCTTAATTGTTTAACACACTCTTCTTGAAATAGACTTTGATTTGTTAAATGTTTTGCAGAGTCAAGATATAATCTATCGCCATCAACGTTCATGTAATAGTATGGTTCTTCTAACGCTACGACTTGTAAATCTGTAAGATTAGGAAAAGTTATTTCTTGACCTATACCAAACTTTCTAGTCTTACATAATTTTTTATCACACAAGCTACACATAGGTTGATCATTACATTTATATCCCCAATCTTTTTTCTCGTGTTGTTTTGTTATTATATTTACTTCTATATCTGACAATGGTTGTGCCATTGCAGACTCATTAAATAATATTAATTTTGTTTTCCAATTTTCTGGCCATTTAGATTTTGCATACACACCATAATGAAACAATGCATTGTTTCTACCACCTTCCGTAACTTTGTTTTGCACCATAAGTTCTACACATGGTGGACCATCAGAGTATGGTGTTTCTGGTCTTTTAACTTCTATTGTGCTAATGTCCTCTTGTTTATATCTTTCTACTAACTCAAAAAAACTGTCTAGTGTAGCAGCTTCGCCACTTTCAAGAAAGGCATATCTTGTTGTATTACTGCAATTAAAGTATGGTAAGTTAAGAAAATTTCCTGTATCATCTTTGGATTTTAATTCACGTTGTTTTGGAAAAACTTCTGATCCACCATAACCTAATACAGATCTAATTTCATTTAATTTATCTTGCATCAAACTTGCTGATACATAATCTTTTGTAAATAAAAATACATGTGCACCACCAGATTTTGATCTACATACCACTAGTGGTAATTTAAATTGTTTAATTTTGTTTATAAGTTTTTGATGATCAAATCCTGCGTAAGAATCAATATCTATACATCCCCACTTACATTTATTGTCATCGTTAATTGGTATGACACCTAAACTATCTTTACCATCTAAGTGTTTTTGCCATAATTCATCAGTGACTGGTTCTCGTTTTACAAATGATTTACCTTTTATCTTAGTGCCATTACCATTTGATTCACCAACAATAGTGACACCATGCGCACGGTCCAATCCTTTAAATATGTTTTTAAACTTCTCAATCATATTTTATAAGTGGGCGTTTCCACGCTAGCTTCGACGCCCACTGCCTAGGATTTAGTAATTTGAATTAGACTTTGTTGTCTCTTCTGAGCCGTGCTTGGCTTGGATCTCACCTTTACCTACACTAGTTGCAAAGTTTTTAGCCATGTCGTACATATTTTTATCATCGACAGGACCAACTTTAGTTACATCCCAACCAAACCATGTTCCTTTGTCATTAGACATCTGAACGGTTTTTAGATTATAAATGTGGCTATATGTAGGCGGAGTAAATAATCCATTTTTACCCTGCATTTTTAAACCCATCATCATTGAGTTCCATTTTCTACTAACTTTTAATTGAGTAGATTTCATAGATATCAAAGCAGTGTGTGGGTTTTCACTTCTCACCAATACAAAATGACTTGCAGTATTTTCAAGATAGTTACCATTTGCTAATCTATCTTTATAGTCTTTACCTCTAGTGGTTTGACTAATTATATCACTGTCAGCTTCGTGAATTGCAACAGGTGCACCAGTGCTGGTACCTCTGTCTTGCCATTCGATGTACTGTCTTTTATAGTGACAAGGTATTACATCAACGTCATTATACAATTCATTTGTAACTGTATTGATTATAAGTCCAGGTTCTGCACCCTCGACATATTTACCATCTCGTTTGTTTACCTCTGGAGATAGTTGTCCCAAAATTTTTAAGAAAGGTAACGCAAGATCTTCCTGCGATATATTTTGAGCACCTTGATTTGCATCAGCTTCAAATAAATTTGTTGCTAATGCTCCTTCTTTTTTCGTTGCTACTTGGTTCATGTTACTTGTTCCTTTTTATTGTTGTTTTATTCTCCGAGAATACCCCGAAGATTTCCGTTGGCATTTCTTTACCTGCCTCAATACGCTCACGGACTAACGCTTTCAGAGTCATGGGCTCAACCTTCATCTTTTGTGTCGGTTGAAACCCATTACTCTTTGCAAGTTCGGCATAATCAGCCGCCTTGTTATCTTCGTTACGACCAAACGATACGGATATCTCGTTTTTGATTATATCGCCTAAGCCATTTTCACGAAGCCAGTTAAACGCCGCTTCTTTATTTGCCTCTGTAATAGTGGCACGATACGACGTTGAAACTTTTAGATGTGATCCATCATGCAGTTTTAATTCTGCTAGACCCATCTCCGACATCATAGTTGGTATAACTTCACCAGATATATGATCTCTTTTCTTTTTTAAATCTTTTAAAATCTGTTCTGCACTTTCTATGTTAGTGTGAACATTTTCTAATCTTTCAACTTGATCTGCAAGAGACTGAATACCCTCAGTCTTCTTCATAGCATCCTGTTGGTCTGCCTCAAAATCGGGCATTTTTATTTTTTGTTTAATGCTCATCTAATTCTCCTTTCTCATATAGATTAATTTCAATAGGATAATATTTTCTTTCTTGTTTATCCCACTTGAGCAAATTATATTTACCGTTTGTAATATCAGAGACAATTGAACATGCAACACCTATGATAGCAGGATCACCTGTAAGCAGTAAATAATCTTTAGTTTTAAAATTTTTTAAACCTTGTCTTAACTTATATACAAGTGGTCCAGGTGAAAAAATTATTTGAGAAAATTCTGGTAATAAAAATTTAAATTGTCCGTAGTTTGATGCACCCATAATATTTATTTTAGGATTACCTGAACGAGTACCAGCTATCTCTTGAATAACATATACTATAGGCATATGTGTTTTCATAATATTTTCATACTTATTGCTTTCTGACATTGACAAGTTATATAAATTATAATATTTAAAAGTCAATAGAAAGATGAATTACAAATTTAAAACACCACCATACAAGCATCAATTGACTGCTTTAGAAAAGTCATGGAATAAGGAAACTTATGCCTATTTTATGGAAATGGGTACGGGTAAAACAAAAGTGTTAATAGATAATTTAGCTATGCTTTATGACAAAGGTAAAGTAAATGGTGCTTTAATTATAGCTCCAAAAGGTGTCGTTAAAACTTGGTATGAGCAAGAACTACCTACACACTTACCTAATCACATAGAAAATGTGACTGTATTGTGGCAACCAAATTTTACAAAAAAATATCAAGAAAATTTAAATAGTTTATTTGAATTAGGTGAAGACTTACATATTTTAATTATGAATGTTGAAGCTTTATCTACTGACAAAGGTGTAAAGTTTGTAACTAAATTTTTAAATTCACACAAAACTTTAATGGCTATAGATGAGTCTACGACTATTAAAAATCAAGCAGCTAAAAGAACTAAAAATATTATTAGTCTTGGTAAGTACGCTAAATATAGACGTATTATGACAGGCTCTCCTATTACTAAAAATCCTTTAGATTTGTTTAGTCAATGTGAGTTCCTTGATCCGTGGTTATTGAACTTTGATTCTTTTTACGCTTTTCGTAATAGATATGCCAAGATGAAGAATATGTATCTCAGAGATAGAACCATACAAGTGGTTGATGTATTTCAAAATTTAGGAGAATTATCAGAGAAAGTAAAAGGTTTCTCATACAGAGTATTAAAAGAAGATTGTTTAGACTTACCCCCTAAAAACTTTATTAAAAGATATGTAACACTAACAGCCGACCAAAAACGTATCTACGAGCAAATGAAAAAAGAAGCTATGGCTATTTTAAACGGCAAAGTTACAACCACTATGACAGTGCTTACACAGTTAATGAGATTACATCAAATTACTTGTGGTCACTTTACAGCAGATGATGGATCTACTCAAGCAGTTGAAAGTAATAGACTTAATGAACTTATGTCTATTTTAGAAGAAACAGATGGTAAAGCTATTATTTGGGCTAACTATCAATTGAGTGTTGGAGAGATTGTGCAAAGAATAATTAAAGAATATGGTAAAGACTCTTATGTACATTATTATGGTTTAACATCTCAAGAAGATAGACAAGATAACATTCGTAAATTTCAAAACGATCCTAAATGTAGATTTTTAATTGGTACACCACAAACTGGTGGTTATGGTATTACACTTACACAAGCTAACACTGTTATATATTATTCTAATGGTTATGACCTAGAGAAAAGATTACAATCAGAAGACAGAGCTCATCGTATTGGTCAAAAGAAAAATGTAACTTATATAGACTTAATTGCAGAAGATACTGTTGATGAAAAAATTGTAAAAGCTTTACGAGATAAAATTAACATTGCATCCGAGGTTATGGGTGAAGAACTAAAGGAGTGGATATGATTACACCGTTTCACATTGCAGCAGCAACACCAATAAAACTTTTGTTTCCAAAACAATTTAGTTTGTTATGGTTTTCAATTGTAAATGTACTTATAGATATTGAAGTTGTTTATTATTTTTTAACAACTGGTTATCCAAGCCATAAATTTTTTCACAGTATCCTAGGTGTATCCATTATAGGATTTGGTTGTTTTTTTCTTTCTGTTTTATTTAAACAAAAAAAGTTACCAAGTTTTCTAGGATGTATTATTGGAGCATACTCTCATCATGCCATAGATTATTTTTGGTATAATTGGGGTGTGTATGGAATGTATTAAACTAAATTCTTAGCACCACCAAGAACTGGTTTATATTTAGTCTTACCCTCTGATTTAAAAGCGTGAAGGTATGATGCTCTTGGTGTTCCCTCGATATAACTGCAATGAATCCATCCACTGTTAGGTTCTCCTGGAGTATAGAATTCTAATATTAATTGATCATATGGAAGGTTCTTATGTATCCAATCAGCTAATTCAGCATTGTCTACACCTGGACATTCGAAGTCTGCGGCTTCAGCTTTGGCATGTTGCGATCTAGCCGAACTACCAATGGCCAAACATAATTCTTCG